GCGAAAGAGCTGGAGCCTGGCCTAAATGCTCTGTTTGGAATGGAGTATGACAGGTATGAAAACCAGCACGCCGAAATCTTCACCACCGAGTCCTCAGATCGAGCATTCGAGGAAGAAGTGATGTTATCAGGCTTTGGAGCCGCTCCTACTAAAGAGGAAGGTTCCGCCATCAGTTTTGATGATGCCAACGAAGCATTCACCGCTCGGTACAACCACGAAACCATTGCTCTGGCATTTTCGATCACAGAAGAAGCCGTAGAAGACAATCTCTATGATCGTCTGTCTTCGCGTTACACTCGTGCTCTTGCCCGTTCAATGGCTCACACCAAGCAGGTCAAAGCTGCCTCAATCCTTAACAACGGCTTCACCGCTGGCGCATTTGCCGGTGGCGACGGCAAGGCGTTGATGGCAACTGATCACCCGCTTACTAACGGTGGCACGTTTGCAAACGAGCCTAGCACTGCCGCTGATCTAAACGAGACCTCTCTTGAGGACGCTCTGATCAGCATCGCTGGCTTTGTTGATGAGCGTGGTCTGAAGGTTGCTCTTCGTGGAATGAAGCTCGTGGTGCCGCGTCAGCTACAGTTTGTAGCCGAGCGTCTCATGGTTTCAAACCTCCGCGTTGGCACCGCAGATAATGATGTAAACGCCATTCGCTCGATGGGTATGTTGCCTGACGGGTATACCGTCAACGACTTCCTGACGGACACGGATGCGTTCTTCATCATGACCGATGCTCCTCGTGGATTCCTTCACTTTGAGCGTGTGCCTCTGTCTACACAGATGGAAGCAGACTTCGACACTGGTAACATGCGCTTCAAGGCTCGTGAGAGGTACAGCTTTGGCTTCTCCGATCCGCGTTGCGTATTTGGTTCACCAGGCGCATAACCCTAGTTAAGAGCTAGGATGAAAGGGCGGCTTTCGAGCCGCCCTTTTTTCTGTTACACTAAATCTACCTTACTCATGTAGTTCCTCCCTAAACTCGGAGTCGCGAAATTTGCGACTCCATCTTTTTTCGTGTATGCTTGTGACATCCCTGACAGATCCAAGGTGGATCTGACACTAGCCACGACAGGAGATCTACATGGCTACCACTACCTTCTCAGGTCCAGTCCGTTCCAAAAGCGGATTTAAAGTAATTAATGAAAGCACCACCACAGGCGCGATCACTGAAACTGGTTTTTCTGTGAACGCTACCGGTCAGCTTATCTCTATGGGAACTCGCAAAATTCAATCCTTTGCTGGTTCTCTGGCGGCTACTGACGCAGCGTCAACCGCCTATGCAGACGGTGATTGTCTTGTTGAGTTGGGCACCTTGAATGTGGACGCGCCGGATGACCTGGTCACTCCCAGCAAAATCTTCATTCATCGAGCGTTGATTGGTATTACGACTGCTGCCGGTCAAACCCTGGCAGGCAACCTTGCTCTGAGTTCCACAAGCGGTACAGCTACTAACGCGGCTGTAAGCGGCACAGAGATTGTTGGCGCCGGTGTGACATCTTTCAACGAACAGCTAAGTGCCACGCAGTCAATCACTGAGATTGATATCAACTTCAATAATACTGCTGGCAACTATCACATCTTCGTTCCGAATGTGACCGCCGCTGTTGCAAATGTTCACTTGTACGCGCGAGCTACCACAACTGTTAACGCTGATATCACCGCCGGACGGTTTACCGTTGAACTAGAATACTCCGTCTACTAGGAGGATGTCATGGCTGGTGCTATTGTTGCAAAAACAGCGACTTCAACGGGCACGCTCTTAGGTGGGCGAACCCGATTGAAGTCGTTTGTTGTGCGAACCGCAAGTAGTGGTTCTCCCGCCGCCGTTTTTAGAAACGGGAGCGGATCCGGTACAACTCTGTTGTCTATGACATTTTTGGCGGACGACGATACTCAAGTGACTATTCCAGAGCATGGAATGATCTTTGAAGATGGATGTCATGTTACGTTGACAAACATATCATCCATCACAGCCTTTTTTGGCTAATCGTCATGGCTAGGAAACGAGATAAACAGCCGCCTCGGACTAAGAAATACTATCGCTCGACTAAGTCTGGCGCTGGTATGACCAAGGCGGGTGTTGCTCGTTATCGTAGAGACAATCCTGGTAGTAAACTTAAGACAGCGGTAACTGGTAAAGTTAAGAAGGGTAGCGCAGCCGCAAAGAGACGTAAGTCTTTTTGCGCTCGTTCTGCTGGGCAAATGAAAAAGTTCCCCAAAGCAGCTAAGAATCCTAACAGCCGACTGCGTCAGGCACGGCGGAGATGGAAATGTTAGACGAAAAAACCGTGGTTAAAACTCTTGTCGTTGGTCTTAGCGGGGTGGCTCTTTCTCTTGTGGTTTGGATTCTTACAACCCTCATAGAGGTTGATAAACGCACGGCTGTAATCGCAGCAAAGGTTGATTCCAACAACGCTATGCTGACGCCGTTATGGGAAGACTTTATTAGGAGGAATGGTGATGGCAATCTCGCGCGGATCGATGCGAAAACAAATATCCAGTCCTCCGCAGAAACGGAAATGGAGCAAGTCTCGCAAATCAAAAGTGAACTGCAAGCGCCCTCGTGGTTTCAGCGAGAGAGCTTATTGCGCTGGTAGGAGAAAGAAACGTGGCAAAGCGTAAGGATCCAAAGGTTGGCACAGGCAAAAAACCAAAAGGATCAGGACGTAGACTCTACACTGATGAAAACCCTAGAGATACAGTTAGAATTAAATTTGCTACTCCAGCAGATGCTAGAGCGACAGTCGCAAAAGTTAAAAGAATTAAGAAGCCTTTTGCAAGAAAGATACAAATCTTGACCGTGGCGGAGCAAAGGGCAAAGGTTATGGGCAAAGATGAAGTGGTTAGAATTTTTCGTAGAGGCAAGGAGGCGATAAGAGATGGCGCCAAGAGCACCAAAAAAACCAAAGGCCAAAAAAAGTAAAAAGTCACCGACACCAACAAATCCTAAGTTGTATGCTCGTGTGAAAGCAGAGGCCAAGCGTAAGTTCGATGTTTACCCGTCAGCATATGCAAATGCCTGGTTGGTTAGGACCTATAAGAAACGCGGGGGTGGTTACAGGTCATGAGCCTTAAAGAATGGTTTGGAAAAGGCCCAAAAGGTGATTGGGTTGATATTGGCGCTCCTAAAAAGGGCGGCAAGTTCCAGCCATGTGGCCGTAAATCTGCTAAGAAATCAAAGCGGAAGTATCCTAAATGCGTGCCACGATCTAAAGCGCGTAACATGACGAAGTCGCAGATTCGTAGTGCAGTGTCTAGAAAACGATCTAAAGCGCAGGGTGTTGGAGGTAAGCCAACCAACGTGAGAACCTTTGCTAAGAAGAGAAAGACCAAGAAGGCGAAGAAGCTATGATGAATGTTCCTCAACCTCGTTCTAAGAGAAAGTTTAGAGGCAAGAAAGTCAAAGGCACGGCTGTTGCGCGAGGTTGTGGTGTTGTGTTGCCGAGGAAACGAAAGCGCACAAAAGGTGCGGTGCATCAATCATGAGAGAGGATGTCGTTGAAGAGTTGAAGCGGTGGTCTTCTTCTGTGCTTGAGAAGACAAACGAAAACTACAACGGTTTGCCAGCTTGTCCTTTTGCGCGTAGAGCTTGGGCCGAAGACAAAGTAGGGTTTTTGTTCAAAGAGACAGACGAGTGGGATAACTTGTATTTAGCAATAGAAGACTGGGATGACTCAAAGGAAGTGGTCATATTGGTGGATCACTGTTATCCAGAACTAGATGATATGTATGCTTTTTTAGATGATATGAACAAAGATATTGCGGATGGTGTGTTTGCTACTAAAGATATGTTTTTGATGGGGTTTCATCCAGATGCAGAGGATAACGATCTGTTGGACGATGAAATAGAGATGACTGATGAGGAGCCTTATGCGATGATCTTTTTGCAACGACTAAGTAAGTTGCAAGAGGCTTCGGATCAGTTGAGGGAGAAGGGTTACTATAATACTTGTGAAGATTATTATAACGGCTCTTCTTTATATCAGCAGCGGCAGGACTATTACAGGAGATTGAAATGCCAGGTGCAATGAAGAGAATGAAGAACGGCAAGAAGATGATGCGTGGCGGCGGCGCGGTTCGCAAGAAGGTAATGATGCGCGGCGGCGGCATGGTTGCTAAAAAGAAGAAGGCCGGTTTCCGTGGTGGCGGACGGGTTAAAGCAAAGAGATAAACCGATATGGCAACATCTAACTCCAGAGATTTTGATCTTGATGTAGCTGAGATCATAGAAGAGGCGTATGAGCGATGCGGATTAGAGGTTCGCACTGGTTACGATGCTCGAACAGCTAGACGTTCTATGAATCTGATGTTCGCAGACTGGGCGAATCGAGGTCTTAATCTCTGGACTGTGGCGCAAGCCACACAGGCATTAACGTCTGGCACAGCCACATACACGTTGACATCTAACTTTGCAGATCTTCTTGAGGTCATCGTAAGAGATAGCAGCAACACTGATTTGCCTTTGACCAAGATATCCAGAGGTGACTATCTCAACTTGACCAACAAGACTACGACTGGTCGTCCTACGCAGTATTTCTTTGATAGACAAACCACACCAACAATTACCTTGTGGCCTACCCCTAACGACTCTACGGAGACGTTGGTGTTTTATTACGTTAATCGCATACAAGATGTTGATACGCTTCAAAACACGACAGACGCGCCTTTTCGGTTCTTGCCGTGCATGGTGGCTGGTCTAGCGTACTATACAGCCATGAAGAAAGCGCCTGAAAGGGTGCAGCTCTTGAAAGTCGTGTACGAAGAAGAGTTTCAACGAGCCGCAGATGAGGATGAAGATCGTGTATCACTCAAGCTGCAACCCAGTATTCAGTATTTGAGGGTGTGATGGCTAGGTATGCTTCAGGCAAAAACGCATATGGCATATCAGATCGCTCTGGCTTTCGTTATCGGCTGAGAGATATGCGAGAGGAATGGAACGGTTTGCTCGTTGGACACGATGAGTTTGAGGAAAAGCATCCTCAACTTGAGCCAAGTCGTGTTGTTGCGGACGCTCAAGCGTTAAGAAATCCTCGTCCAGATACTCGCAACAGTATCCCAGAGACTGTTCAGATTCCTATCTTTGACATGGTCAACCTAGTTTTTACAGAGACCCCCAGAGCGAAAGCAATTCTAGGTGAGGTCACAGTGAGTGTGTCATGACCTATACATATACAGAGTTGAAAACATCCATAAAGGATTATACGGAAAATCAAGAGACCACGTTTGTTTCTCATTTGTCAGATTTTATATTTACGGCTGAAGAACGCATATTTAAAAGCGTTGACTTAGATTTCTTCCGCAAAAATGTGAATGGCACTACATCTTCAAGTAACCAATTTTTAGCGGTGCCTGCGGATTACCTTGCATCTTTTAGCTTGTCGATAGTGAACTCTGGAACAAGGGAGTTTTTGCTTCAGAAGGACGTAAACTTTTTACAGGAATATAGTCCCGATACTACAGCAACAGGCGTTCCTAAGTATTATGCGTTGTTCGACTCAGACAATTTCATACTAGCTCCTACGCCTAATGCGGCGTATACGGCAGAACTACACTACTATTATCGACCAGCAAGTCTGACTAATAGTAGTTTTGTTCTTTCGTTAAGTAGCGTGAGCGGTACTTTTCAAAACGCTGAAACAATAACTGGCGGAACCAGCGGAGCCACAACCACGGTTTCCTCTGGTGGTGCGTCATCAACACTGACGGTCATCATTCCTAGCACAGACTTTTCTGTTGGTGAAACAGTAACTGGTGGCACCAGCGGCGCCACAGGCACGGTTGTGTCTACAAGTGCTGACACAACTATGACTTGGTTGAGTGAAAACGCTCCTAACGCTTTATTCTATGGCAGTTTGGTTGAGGCATACACCTTTATGAAAGGTGAGCCAGATGTGATGAAGATGTATAGTGACAGATTTTCTGAATCGCTAATTCGGTTGAAAGACTACGCAGAGGCAAGAGAAAATGCAGATGCGTACAGAGACGGATTGGTAAGAAGAGTTAGAACATGAATGTTGCCATTGTGGGGCTTGGGGGCAGCTATGCTGATTACATAGCTGCTCGAGTCGCTTCTTATGAGTTTGATGAGATATGGGGCATCAACTGCATCGGAGGCATCATTCATGTCGATAAGACCTTTATGATGGATCCGGTATCTAGGTTTCTAGATTCGGAAAACGCGGGGTCTCAGACCGGCATTGCTCGTGAATTTTTAAAAACAAATAAAAAGCCGATTATAACTTGTCAGTTGGACAAGCGCGTAAAACACCTTGAATTGTACCCGCTCAAAGAAGTAGCGACAGATCTAAAGTTTTGTTATTTCAACAACACTGTTGCATACGCCGTTGCGTATGCAATTTGGTCAAAGGTAACTAAAATTTGTTTATATGGCATAGATTATACCTATAAAAATGTAAGCATGGCTGAATCTGGCCGCGCTTGTGTTGAGTTTTGGTGTGCCATCGCTGTTTCAAGAGGCATTAAGATAGAGGTGGCGAGTCGATCTAGTTTGTTGGATACAAACGTACCAGACAATGAGAAGTTGTACGGGTATCACAGATTAGATGATCCGTTGGTTCAGACAGTTCAGGATGGCAACTTGTTAATAACAAAGCAATCAGAGGTAGAGCCACCGGAGCCTGTTGAATCAGATCCGATCATTTTTGGGAGGCATGACAATGTTTGAAGTGAACGTGGCGTCAATCGGTGCGGTGGATGTTGTTACATCTGATAACGGCGGGTTATCAAATGATCAAATTGCTGATATGGCCGCGAACAAGATCATGTATGTCTCTAATGAAGCGCCAGAACCCATTCGTCTCCAGGCTGAAGCCTTCAAAGATCGAGTCCGAAATTTAGTCCAATATTATGTGGAGTTGGCTCGGAAAGAGGAACGTGCTACAATTTGCGCGAAAGTTCGTGAAGCCGGTCAACATGAGTTGGCTGATGCTATAGGGAGACTGTGATGGCGATAGCACAAGCAATGTGTACAGCGTTTAAGAAAGAGCTGATGCTGGGCACGCATAATTTTGCGACAAATGGAAACGCTTTTAAGCTGGCTCTCTACGCGGAAAGCAGCGGTGGTAAGTCTAGCACTACAGCTACACTGGGCGCGACAACTACAGCGTTTACGACTACCGGTGAAGTAGCGTCCAGTGGCACATACGCTACTGGAGGCGGCACTCTCACAAAGGTTGCTCCCACCACCTCTGGGACAACTGCATTTACTGATTTTGCGGATCTTAGCTTTACTACGGCAACCATCACTGCGATGGGCGCGTTGATTTACAACAGCACGAACAGCAATAAGGCTGTTGCTGTGTTGGACTTTACGTCTAACAAAACATCAACGTCAGGCACTTTCACCGTTCAGTTCCCAACAGCAGATGCCAGTAACGCCATTATCCGCATAGCATAGTGGAGTAGTTCATTGGCAAACATCACGGGTTGGGGTCGAGGTACTTGGGGTCAGGGTGCTTGGAACCAAGCCATACCCGTCGTTGTTACCGGTGTTGCGGGAACCTCTGCTTTAGGCTCTGAAACGGTTGCTGCTTCTGCCTTAGTTGCAGTAACTGGTGTTGCGGCCACTTCTGCTTTAGGCTCTGAAACAGTTACAGCTTCTGCTTTGGTTGCTTCAACAGGTTCAGCGGCCACCGGAGCTACTGGTTCTGAAACGGTCACTGGAACCGCTCTTGTTTCTCCCACAAATATTGTAGGCACTACCGCTGTTGGCGATGAACAGACTAACTGTTCTGCTAATTTGGTCGGTGTTGGTGTTTCCGCCACCGTTAGTTTTGGCGATGAGTCTGTTACCGCTGGGGCCTTGGTTGCTGTCACGGGTGTTGCCGCGACGACCGCCCTAGGGTCAGAGACTGTAGCAGCATCTTCTTTGTTGTCCGCGACAGGGGTTGCCGCGACAGGTGCAACAGGGACAGTTACCTTAGAATCCAAGTATTTGGTTACAGGGGTTACAGCAACTGCAAATGCTGGTATAGTTCTGATCTACACGAGTATTGTGCCTACACAGACTCCAGATTGGACGGATATTACAACCGCATCTCCATCTTGGTCTGAAGAGACACCCTCGCAGAATCCTGATTGGACAGAGATAGCGGCGTAGGAGCAATACATGGCGAGTTCTTTTAGCACTAATCTTGGTATCGAAAAGCCAGCCACAGGTGAACTGTCAGGTTCCTGGGGCGATGTTACTAATTTTAACTTTGATATCTTTGATCGAGTCACAGGCGCCTCTGATCTCACTGCGTCTGACTTGACAACAGATTTGACAATTCGTGCGGCCTCTCCGACTTCTGGTCAAAGTAATGTGCAAGTCGGCATGTTCTCGGTCATCAACCTCAAGGATAGCGGTTCAGATTTAGGAGGCACCAACGTCGTTACTATTGCTCCTAACACAGCCACTAAGTTTTTTGTCATTAAGAATTCCCTGTCCGGCAGTCGCAGTGCGACGATTCAACAGGGTAGCGGAGCCACCGTATCCATACCAAACGGTAAAACTGATATAGTGTTTTGTGATGGAGCGGGTTCAGGTGCAGCGGTTACGGCGGTTGGCTCCTCATTTAACGTAGCCGACAACCCAGATGTGGCTGATCAAAGCACAGCCCTTGCAATCGCCCTCGGATGATAGGAGTACAACATGGCAAATGATGCTTCCGTAACGACACAGGCGACAGTTTTGCCGGATGAGATTGCCAAAACTTTCTCGGCCAGTATGACTGTCACCCCTGCTGATGCCAACGACAAGTGGTATTACAAGAAGACTAGCGTATCCAACTCAAGCACAGATTTAATCGCGGGTAATTATACAGATTACACCGCTGTTGATGATGACACGGCACCAACTGCTGTAGCGACAGGTGACAAGGTCAAGTTTTTGTTTATCAAAAACATAGACACAAACAGCCGCAGTATTTTTGTGTGTTTTGATGCTGGAACGGCATCTTCATCTTTAGCAGACGCCGTAACCATAGGGCCAAACGAGGCTTTTGCGGCAAGGCTTCCAAACGCCACCGTAGCTGATGTTCACGCTATCTCGTCTGCATCCACCGCAGAGGTCATCGTATGTGCTTTGCTTGATGATGTAGGATAGGAGTAGATCATGGCTAATACCTTTAAAAATAAGGTGTTTAACGGTGCAAACAGCAGTGCGAACTCCGACATGGCTGTTTACACCGTGCCAAGCTCTACCACTACAGTTGTAATTGGTCTGACGCTGGCAAACACCGGATCATCTCAAATCACGGCAGATATCAAGCTGAACGCTGGTGATATGGTGTTTTTGGCTAAAGACATTCCTATACCTGTTGGATCTAGCTTTGAATACATGGCTGGAAACAAAATCGTTATGGAAACAGGTCATAGCTTGATTGTGCAATCCAGCGTTGCCAGTAGTCTAGATACTGTAGCGAGTATTATGGAGATCACTTAATGACACGCGCAAGAGAACTAGCAGACCTGTTAAACGGCGGTCAGACGATATCGACTGACGGCAATACCGCGCAGCTTACCCTTGAGTCAACGGATGCCGATGCAAATTTAGGGCCACTCCTAGCTATGCACAGAAACAGTGCCAGCCCTGCTGACAGCGATGTAACTGGAAAAATTGAGTTCAACGGAGAGGATAGTGCTGGTAATGCAACGGTTTATGCCAGTATTAATTCAAGCATCCTAGACGTAACTAATGGCACAGAGGATGGCCAATTAAAATTTGAAGTACGAAAAGATGGCAGTAATACAGAAGTACTAACCTTAAAATCTGAAGAAGTTGTGTTTAATGAGGGTAGTGTTGACATCGACTTCCGTGTCGAGGGCAACGGCAATGCCAACGCCTTAGTCGTTCACGGAGCGGATGACTTTGTTGGTATAGGACTTGGCACACCTAAGAAGAGATTGCACATCCAAGACTCTTCGTCTGATGGCATGATTATTCTTGACCGTGCCGACACTTCAGCAGACCACCAGATTTGTTTTGCACATAACTATGGCAACAGTAATCAATCCGGCGGCAACTATTATGCGATTGGTGTTGATGACTCTGAAAACAAATTAGTGTTTGCATTTGACGCAAACTCACAAGCTAGTCTGTCTGCTGATGCTGGCATGATTATGGACAGTAATACCAGCATATTTATGAATAATAGTTTATTTGTTGGTAACATTGCTCACGATTCAGGTTTAAACACCACTGGTCATTTTTTTCAGGATGACGGTTTTTGCCGTATGGTGCGAGATGGCAACCGTCTTTTAGAATTACATAGAAAAAGCAATGATGGTGAACTTATGCGGTTCACACAAGGTGGGACAGAAGAGGGTTCTATTTCTGTTAGTGGTTCATCTGTTAACTTTAACGGTGGTCACTTATCCCGCTGGTCTAGGTTGCTAGATGGTAGCAAGCCTTCGACTCTTGTTAGAGGCACCGTCATGTCTAACTTGGACGACATGATTGTGTGGTCACACGAGGCAGTAGATGCGGTTCTGTATGACGATACAGATCTGACATACGGTAAAATACCAGAAGGCAAAAAAGTAGGAGATGTAAAAACACCTGCTGTTGATGCCTTTAATGAAGATAATGACCAGCTCAACCACACAAAAGTTAGTGATACTGAAGGTGACGTAAATGTTGCCGGTGTTTTCACTGCGTGGGATAACGAGGATGACTACAAAGATTTTTATCTAGGAATGACCGGTGATATGGTCATTCGCATTGCCAAAGGCACGACGGTAGCGCGAGGCGACTTGTTAATGTCTGCCGGTGACGGCACAGCCAAGCCGCAGGGTGACGACATCGTGAGGTCAAAGACGATTGCGAAAGTCACAAGCACCAATAAATCACACACTTACGATGATGGCAGCTATCTCGTACCATGCGTGTTGATGGCTTGTTAGGAGAGGTAAATGCCATACATAGGTAAAGAACCAAAAACCATTACGACCATATCGGATCTCACTGCTACTGGAGATGTTTCGGTTACCGGCACCACCGCACTCACGGGTAACGCAACAGCGGCGGGTACGCTAGATGTCACTGGTGCGATCACATCATCTGCTGGCGCAACAATCACTACCGCTGACAATACCGCGCAACTAACGCTGACATCTACAGATGCAGATGCTAATGCTGGACCTGTTTTAGACTTGGTGCGAGACTCTGGTAGCCCTGCTGATAGTGACAACACAGGAACAATTGTATTTAAAGCAGATGATGATGGGGGTAACTCTACAGAGTTTGCTAAAATCGAAACCTCAATTATAGATGCAAGCAACACAACAGAAGATGGTCGTCTTCTAATGAGAACGATGACTGCTGGAACGGCTACGTCTAGGTTAGATTTTACCAACACAGAAACAGTATTTAATGACAATTGTTCCT